CTGTTAACATCATTTCTTTTACATGAGGGTTATCATCATATATTTTAATAATGTCATTAAATGTAAATGTACCTTTTTCAGGGTGAACTGAGGTATACCAACTGTCACACCAACCACCTTCACCAAAATAACAACGGTGAGTACAACCTGTAGTTCTTACAGCAATTGTTGGACGACCAAATCGAGATCCTTCTGATTGAACACAACGATAAACTTCTAATACAGGAAGTATTTTATCATAATCTTCAATACGACCTAAAGGAGCTGTTTTTTTCCATAATTTTGGATCAGGCAACATAATAGGCAGCATTTTTACCATGTTCAGCAAACTTAACTTTAGTAACTTTTACTCTACCTTCAGTTTCTTCTAAAACAAAGTCATTAATTTTATTAAAAATATATTCAGCAAATTTCTCTGCTCCTGTAGCTTCAACAACTCTTAGTTGAATTATACCTTCCTCATCTAATCTTTCCCATTCTGGTAAGGCAGGATCATCTTCGGCACAAATTAAAGTGTGATCAAACATATAATCCATCCATACTTTAGGAGACATACCATCAATTTGAGTTTTAGCACGCTTCATACCACCAAAATCCCAAACCCAATTTCTATGATCTAAATCACCTTCAAAATAGACTTTAAACGAAACTCCATAACCATGAAGAAATCGGCAATGAGTTGTATTTGCCTTCCACTGACGGAATACAGTTGAAAATCCGTCAAATACTTTACTTGACTGAAATTTACCCATTATAAAAATTCATTACTTCTTGGTGAGACTTTACTCCTACAAATCGTTTAACTTCTTGCCCATTTTGAACTAATACTACTGTAGGGACACTTTTAACACTGTACTTTGCAGGTGCAGTAGCATCATAGTCAATATTAATTTTTGACACAGGGATACCTTCACCAGCTATTCTGTCCATAGTAGGTCCAAAAGATTTACATGGTGCACACCAAGGAGCACTAAAATAAAGTAATTGTTTCATAATTTAATTTTTAATTTATACTAATTCTTCTATAATACCAATTATTTCACTAAATATAAGAACACCAGCAGCAATTGGCAAGCTATATGGTATTAATACATATCCTAAAATCCGAATTCCAGATTTAATAAAAGAAATAATTCTATGCCATTTTTGATTAGGCATATGTCTTACATCTTTTCCAAATATGTTATTAGTTTTATTAGTTTTTAATGAACTAAACTTAGCATCCATTATTTCTCTATCACTCATGTTCTGCTAAGATTTTGGATACATGTTCTTTAACTTTTTCCCAAGAAGCCAATCCTTCATCATCTTCATATTGTATTGGATCAGGCCTCCCAAGATTAATAAAGGCCTCAACACGTTCCACAGAAGAAGCAGACTTATAGTCACTATTACCACTAGGATATGGTTTATAACTTGTGTTAGTTCTTTTATAAACTTCATTAAAGTCGATATTTAATTTTTGACAGAGACTTTCTCCATCTTGTAAAATTGTAAACTTATCTCCTTCAAGATAAGGCGTCCAATAATCTACTAATTCACTATCCCAATTACCTAATCTAAAAGCAGCATCATCTGCATCTCTAAATTCTTGACGACAGTCAGGATAAATTGCATGGTCACCTGCATGGATTCCTAATGCAATATTAGTAATTTCTTTTGTAGTAGTTGCTATTGATAAAGCAACTGCCTGAGTTATTGAAGCAAATATTTTGTTTCTATTAGGAACAACAGTTGCTTTCATATTATCTTCAGCATAATGCCCTTCAGGCACTTCATCTCCACCTTCAACTAAGGCTGAGTTGAGTAAATCAACTAAGCCATCAAGTTTAATAACTCGATAATTAATAGGGGAATATTTACCAAAATCATCTCCCCTATGATTAGTTTCATAAAAGTTATCATTTAAATAATCTACTAGTGATTGAGCTCTTTCTAACTCTACTCTATGTTTTTGACCATAGTCAAAAGATAAAGCTGTTACTGTTTCATACTCATCTAAAGCTTTAAGCAATAGAGTTGAGCTGTCCATACCACCTGAAAGTGATACTACTACGTGTTTTCCTTGTTCAAAAATCATTTATTATACAATTTAAAAATTTGCCAGGTATTTTAAGCGTATAGGCAAACGCTTTTACATTAATTTTGGTAATCTAAACTTTAAAATAGGACTTCCATTCACTGTAGGTTGTCCTAAATCATCTATTTCTACTTTTTCAACTTTAATAGGTTTATTTCTAAACCTTCCAGTTAACATAGTATCTCCCTTTTCTATAGGAATAATTAATTTTCCATTTTTGTATTCAGTTTTCATAATTTATAAATCATTAATTTCACCAAATTTAGAAACATTATGTATTAATAAATCATAGTCTACTTCATTACTTAACATAAAAAAATAATCATTTATATTGGCTTTTGGTTTTTTATCTAAACCAAAATTAGCATATCTAATACCTTCTAAAGCAGCCATTACTGGGTTTGAGGTATCTATTGATTCAATACAATCATATCCTTTATACCATCCGAATTCTTGTGGGACAGCACATCCTAATAGATGAATTCTATCATTTTGATGAATTACACCTGTTTTGAATAAAGCTGAAATCACTGAGAGTCTTCCAAGTGCTTTGCCTAGATCCTTATTTGGATGAGGAACAACATCATTATAATAACTAGCTCCATATGAAAAAGCAATTTTTTCATACCTTAAATCTTTATATGTTTGATAACAAGTTGCAGCTTCATGAATAGTTTGTGCTTGAACCACTGCTACTTTAGTAGTATTTTCAGGAAGGACATACTGGGTCCATTGACGGGCATTTACTACAGAAGCATCTCGCTTTTCCCAAACATCAGGGATAATAAATTCATTTGGTTCTAATTCATTAACCCAATGAAATAAACGATCAGTATCATAGGCTTTACCTAATTCATGGAGTGAATTATCCATGATAATATATCGTCCTTGAGCTTTTGCTTTACGAAAATATTCTAAATAACCCTCTTCTTGATCTAATAAATGAGGAAGACAATAATCATAATCATTAAAATGAAGACTATCTTCTAATAAACATAAGGGGGTTTCGTGGCTAACCTTTATCATTATAACTTTTTAATTTAAAATAAATATAATTAAAAGCAGGAGTTAATCCAAATCCACCTAATAAGATTGTAAAAATATTTGGGTGCCAATGCTCTCCACAAAATCCTAAAGCATGTTTTACTAATTCTATCATAACTTATTATTTTAGGTAAATATACAACTAATTTTTAGACAAAGCAAGGGAAAACTTAAAAGTCTTCCCTTGTTTATCATTTTATAGTATTTTTAACTACCTGCAACCGAATTATTAAGGATAACTATAATAGGTACGGTAGATACTGAATTTATTTCTTCAGCTGAAGCTTGTACATCACCAGTAAATGGGTAACTAGATATTTCCTCAACGTCAACCCCATCAGTAGCAGCTTGTGCTACTGCACCATTTAATGCTGCTAATTGTGCAGCCTCACTATTAGTAGCACCACCATAAAATTCTACATCATAAGTAACTCCATTAGCACCTGAAGAATTTACTGAAGAATGTGCATAAGCTGCTATGCACATATCAGTTTCTTGGGGTCCTTTAACTGAACCTACACCACCTCCTTGTGTTGGGGTAACAGCAGTTCCTTGTGCAGTCTGGTATATTATAAACTGTGAATTAGATCCTTTTTCTGTTTCACCAGATATAGCATTAGTTGAAGTTGAATACCTATAATTTCTTACTCCCATATTTATTTAATTTTTTACGATACAATAACTGTACCACTATTAATAACAATGCAAGCTAACTTTAGACCGTTTCCTGATCCAGCTCCTGAAATTCCATTTATTTGTAGGGCTGCTTCATTTCCTGTTCCTGAAGTAAAGGGAAACCCACATCCTGTAATTGTTGCTGCTAAATTAGCATTAACTCCTGAGATTGTTGCACCCGCTGCATTAAGGGTGGCTAATTTAACTGCATCTGGGGCATCACCTGCACATCCCCAAAAACTTACAAATTTATTATTACCATCAGCTCCTAAATTGGTAAGATTTGAATCTGCCCATGCTATATAAAATGTTGAAGTGTCATCTGTTTCATCAGGACCACCACAATAATTATATACTGTTCCACTTGTTAATAACTCTACATCAGTTGCTGTAACTGTTTGATACATTAAAAACTGATTATCCTCTGACACTGAACTTCCTTTTCTAGTGGAGTTGGAATCTGCAGTAGGGTTACTAGTAGCTACATTAGCAAATATTCTCGAATTATTAGACATAATTAATTAATTTTATTATAAATATTAAAGAAAAATAGAAAAAATTAATCTAACTCGTAGTGTTCTCCTGTATTGCCGTTTTGTCCTATAATATTCATTCTACGATTAGATTCTTCTTCATCCCAATTATCCTCTACTTTTAAAGTAGTATGGGTTCCATCGGAATTATTACTGTAACTAGAAAATGCCATAGCATCAAATTTACCTTCTACAACATTATTAACTGATACAGATAAAATTTTACCTGTAGTGTCATCTACAATAACATAACCTTGATTGTCTCCTATTTTAATCTTCATAAGTTAATCCAAAATGTTTATAATTAATTTCTATTGATTCTTCATCTCCCATAGATTTAGCTTCATCCTCATCTTCCCATATTGCTTCTACAGGGCAAGCTGGGATGCAAGCTCCACAATCTATACATTCTTCTGGGTGGATAACCATTTGGGTAACCATTTCATGGATACAATCAACAGGACATGCATCTATACAAGCCCCATCTTTTACATCAATACATTTACTACCAATTATATAACTCATTTTTTTCTTGGGCGTCCTCGTTTTGATTTTCTAACAGAAATTGGAGTCTCATATTTAAATTGTACACAATATTCATAATAAGATAATAAATCCCCAGACCAATTACAAAGTTCTTCTATTAATTCATTACGATTGATTTTGAAGTGGGTTGTAAATGCTTCATATAATGCTTCTAAACGTTCATTATCTTCTTTATTATAATCATCCATTAAACGCTTATAACGAGCTAAATCAACGGCTAATATTTCTAATTGATCAGAATGGTTATGTCGATTAAGGTTTATTTTGTCTTTAGCTTGATGGAGAGCTAATTGAGCTTGCATAAAATAAGATGATTCATTAAAATCACCATTTAAAATTCTATCCTTAAGAAGAGCACGTTTACCTAAGGGTTTTATCATATCAGTATGACTACGCCACCATCTAAATTGGTTATAATTTAATGGTTGGTAACGTGATAAGTTTTTATCAACTACATCACGATCATGTCTTAAAGCAGATTCTTTAATAAAACTAAAAGGCATCTTCTGGTTTTGTTGGGTTACGGAATAATGTATGTTGTAAGGTTTTTAACTTACGAAAATCTTCAATCTCATCCAAATAACTATAATCTTCTTTTTTAACAGTAGTTTTTTGTGATTTAAGCATTTCTGGACGATTTTCTCTAACCCATTGAATATAACCTGGGTCATATGTTTGAACATCAGTCCATTTTTTGCCTTTATATTTTCCTGAACGTAGTATCATAACTTTTATTTATAAAATAAATATACGAAATATATTTTAAGATTCCAAATATTTTATCGCCTTCCATTAGCGGGTTGGTGAAAAGGAGGTGGCATTTTATTTATAATTGTAGGTGTAGGAGTAGGGGGAGGGGAAGGGGTTTCGATTATTTCTTTATCACCATCTTCATCTTCTTCATATAAATCTCCATCTATAAACTTTTCTCCATAAATATTTTCTTTTGGTTTTAATTGTTCAAAAGCAAAATTAGCAGCAATTACAAGGGCAATGGCTAAAGGATCAAATACAAATATAATAGTTAAAAGTAACCAATTAATAATTTTATCCATTGGTATACCTGTTAATCCTGAAAGGTACTTAAGAGGGCCTAATTCGCCTGTTATATCGTTATTAATTTTTACTTCTACTATTTCAGTTTCATATTTAAATAATTGTTCATTTAAATTATCTACTTTAGTATTAATTTCTGTTTGACGAGCAATAGCTTGATCTAATTGTTTTTCAAGTGCTCTGCGGGTAGAACTAGAAGTTGTGTTTATAATCTGCCCAGTTTCTTTGTCTTTATATTGGATTTTATTGGTAGATAAACCGGACCTAAGATTACTCACGGCAGTATTAATAGTAGATTTTTCATCGCTGTATACCGCGAGTTGTTCTTTTATATTATCTCGTTTAGTTTCAATTAACGCTATTTGAGAATCTATACTACCGGCTTTTGCAGCTGTTTCTTGATAAGCTGATGAAAGGAATCCATAAATACCCATTGAAGTAATTAATACTAGAACAACAGCAGCTATTGTTAAATAGTATTTTAATAATTTTGGAATTGTAGTACGGTATTGATATAATAAAGATGCAATAACTAATTTAGCTACTTCTAATGAAGTAGCCATAATTATTACAGCTAGAGTAGCCCCAGCAAAAAGTTTGCTAAGGCCGCTAACTGAATAGAAAGCGGCAGAAGCAGAAACTGACAGGGCGGAGAACGCTATAATAAAAGGAAGTATCCTTTCTTGTATTTTTTTCCACATGGGAGTTTACTTTCTAAAACCCTTATGGTTATCTATGCGATCTAATAATCTATTTAATTCTTCAGCTTTTATAAATCCAGCCATAGATGCATTTTTAAGGGCACTGATTATTTGTAATATAATGAACGGTATGATAACTGCTTCGCTAAGCCAAGCTGTTCCTTTAAAACCTTTTTCTACCATTAATATTACTGTTAAAAGCACAACCCAACTTATAGTTCGTTGTAATACACGAACTGCTTTTCTTGTTTGAAAACCTTCTCGTTTAATTCCGGCTACTATGCCAAAAAAACCATCTATAAAGACAACAGCTATTAAACCAAGATATTGCTCTGCATTACTCATGGTAAGCTCCATAAAATAAGAGCACAAAAAAGATAGTGTCAAAATAGGGACGGTTAAAAAAGTTATGGTAGAGGATTTCATATTGACCAATTTTCGTAATAGGTCTTTCCTTTAGAATTTCTTTTAGCTGCTAAAATTTGACCCCTTTGTTCTCCATCACTATTATATGAAACATGAACCCAATCAGGTCTTTCGTTAGTTCCAAATTCCCAAATTAATTGGTCAAATGGTAAATTTTCTCTAATATAATGAAACACTTCTTCATTTTCTGGGCCATTTCGGTAATCCATATCAATATCAATAGCTTCACCTTTTGAATGTTGTGAAGTTTTAGAACCTCCAATAGCTTCATTTAAAGCTTGACTTCTATACCCTGAGGAAATAAAGAGAGGTTTAGCAAAGTGTTCTCTAATTGGCTGAAAAATATTTTCAGCTAATAATTTAGCTGCTTCTAGATGAGATCCTTTTGGAGTATTATCTAAACCTCTACGTTTTGCTGTTGAGGATCTAGTAAATTCACCTAAGGATAAATTTTTAGATAGTTTCATAAATTTATTAATTACAATTACAGCATAAGCAGGCACAAGTAGCCTGGCAAGTACAAGTTATACAATTACAGTTAGTTTTCATTTTTTAGCAAATTTTTCTAATCCTGCAATACCAAATGAACCTAATGTAATAAATACAAATGAATTATAAATAAATTCTTGAATTACTAAATCTTTACCAAAGTAGCCTGTTATTAAATCTACTACAGCAAATACTACCATTACAGCAAATGCCATAAATCCAATAACATTTTTTTCATTTACGTTATTATCGTCTTTAAAAATATCTTTAAAAGCCATGATTTTATTTTTTATATTATTGGGCATATAAAAACAATTAAGTATAACAAATTATATGCTTATACATATTATTTATTTTTATAGAAAAATTCTAAAATTTCTTTTTCTAACACAGTATCCATAACAAAATTATCACCATATTGAATACTTGTAAAAGTTCCATCATTTTCATTAACAATTTCAATGATATAATCTATTTCATCATACATTAAACTATAACTTTCACTTTTTTTAACTAAATTAATGCTTTTATTTTTATCTTCTTTAATACCAGTAAATGTAATCTCTTTATCACTTAGATCTGGGACGTTAAGGAGTCTAGTAACACATTGAGCATAATTTGAATGAAGAGTATCTATTAAAAATATATCATCTAACTCACTCATTAAATATAATCTTTGTTTTGAATCTAATCCTCCTGCTTTAAAATCTCCAGTATATTGTATTATTGGTAATGATAATATAATTGTTCTTAATTCAGAGGTAAGCTTATTAAAGTTTACTATAGATGTTACTTGATTACTAGTATTAATTTCTCTATCAAAAGGTAAGGATAAAAGATC